GCGTAGGGAGGCTGAGATCAGGCAAAAGAGCCGTGCCCTTGCCCGAGTACTAGAAGAATCAAGATCGGGCTCCAGAGAGGCTCTAAACGCAAACAAATACCTATTAGAAAAGAGATGGATCGAGAAAGACTCTCCATCACGTGGTAGACCCTCTAAAGAAGAGATTAAGAAAGAAGCGGAGAGAGAACTCCGTGAAACTAGCTCTACCCTCCATGAACAGGCTGAACGCCTAGGTATCAAGGTGAAATCATTCAATGCATAGAGATATTAATCAGGCTGGCCTAAACCTCATTAAGGATTTTGAATCATTCGTACCTTTTGTCTACGATGATCAGAAACCTACCAAAGGTAAGTATGGCTACAAAGAGTGGGATGGTTCTAAACCCCGTGGTGTACTCACTATTGGTTATGGTCATACCAATGACGCTAAACATCCTCTAAAGACTAAGCTAGGTACTAGGGTCACTGAAGAGGAAGCTAATCACATCCTAGATGTTGATCTAGACGAATGTGAGGATGCTGTATCTAAGCTTGTTACTGTTCCTCTAACCGATAATCAGTTCGCAGCTCTAGTCTCCTTCCAGTTCAATACAGGCAGCCTTGGTAAGGCTTCCTTCCGTAAGGAGCTAAACAAGGGTAACTACGAAGCAGTACGTACTGGCCTTATGCAGTACGTCAAAGCACGTAACCGTGCTACAGGCCAGCTAGAAACGCTTAGGGGCCTCGTACGCAGGCGTCAGGCAGAAGTCACTCTCTTCTACCGTGCTGATGAAAACAAGGCTGTACGCCTTCCTAAACCGATTGTAGAGCCTAATGAGCTTAAGGGTACCGTAGTCCCTGTTCCTCCTCCTGAGGATGAACCCCTCACCAAGTCTGGTGTCATGCGTGGTGCAGCTACCGCTGCTGCTGGTTCTACCGCACAGATTGCTGATAAGACTACAGACATCGTAGACGCTATGTCTCAGGCTGAAGGTCATATCTCTGCTGGTACATGGTTTGGTCTAGCAATTGGCGTAGTAATCCTTGGTGGTGCTCTTTACGTCATGTACTCACGAGCCAAAGCTGCTAACAAACTACCATCTTGGTTTCCTTCATGGTTGCGGTAATCGATAGTCTAATCTCATGGCTACCGTCTGGTATCACCCTTTTCACGGCAGGCTCTCTTATCCTGGTTGGAATAGGTCTACTAGTCTACCAGTATTTCTACCTACTCCCTCACAGGACACTGGCACTAATACTTGGGGCTGTGGCTATCGCTTCAGGGATGTACCTTTCAGGAGCTGGGAACCAGAAACACCAACAAGAGATTGCAAGACTCTCAGCTTCACTCCATAACGCCCAAGAGCTGAATACTCTTCAAGGTAAACTCCTCGCTTCTAAGACTAAGAACAGTCAACAGGCTGCTAAAGATCAACAGACCTTAGACGAACTACAGAAAAGGATTGATGATGCAAAGAATCAAACTGTTGATGGCCAGTGTTTTGATGCTGATGACATTAAGCGCCTGCAACGAATCTGGGAGAATCCTACCCCCTAATCTACCTAGACCTTCTGCTGAAGTAGTAGCCTGTATCCAAAAGACAGTACCTCTTCCTAAGAAGGTTACTTCCCTCTCAAAGGTTGAAGTACTAGACCTAATCGGTAAGTTCCGAAAGAATGATGTAGCTAAGACACAGTGTGGTAATCGTGTCCTAGTTCAGACAAATGAAACTCTAGATGCTGTTGAAGCTTATATTAAAGGATTGAAATAATGCCCAGTTCCTTCTCCTTTGCATTAGGCAGAGAGCCACTGAAAGGTACTTTTACGAGTACTACTAACAGTGCTTCTTTCTCTCCTGTAGCTGGTAAACCCTTTAATATTACACTTACTGGTATATTCTCCGCTACTGTTCAGCTTAAACGAAGCTTTGATAATGGGGGACTTGGAGTGCTCTGACAGTCGAAAGCACTACTCTTTGCTCTTGGACTGGTAATATCTCCACATCTTGGGTTGAGACTGAAGCTAATGTTCTCTATAGACTTGAGTGTACATATTCTTCTGGAACTGTTACTTACCGGATTTCAACATGAGTGAAGACGCTTTCTTTGATCCAATAGCGCGGGGGCGTGGCGGTGGTGTATCCGGCGCCCGAGACGCCGTAGGAGATGGAATTTTCCCACACACCGAGCGACGGGCTGCACCCGTCCTCTTCGGGGCATGTCTACCTTGGGTACGGGGCGGCGAACGCCATCGTCCGGGGCGCCAAGCGCATCGCTGCGGCAGTCTGACATCCCCCCTCCATCCGCGCCGCTTCCGGGTGACCGCCTAAACCCCTCCAGCATCGACAGGTGAAAGAATGAAATGCCAGTAATTGAAGTAGAATTTGGAAAAATGCAATCAGACATCAACTATCTAAAAGAAGACTCTGAAGAATTGAAGTCTGATGTTCGTGAAATGAAGAAGGATTTAGCTGAGATTAAGCAAACTCTTCATACAGTAGGCGGAATGTGGAGAATCCTAGTTATCTTTGGTACGTTCTGTGCAGCCATTGGTAGCTTCATCGGTAACATCTTCCCAACTATTAAATCATGGCTACACTAAAAAAGACCAATATCAAAGATCAGATTAGAACCCAAGCTGAAGCCGACCTAATTTCCTTTATTCGGCTCATTCATCCTCAGCGAGTCCTAGGGCATATCCATGAGGAGCTAATCAGATGGTGGACACGAGAGGATGCTAAGGATCACCAGTTGACCTTGCTCCCTCGTGACCATGGTAAATCAGCAATGATTGCCTATCGTGTAGCATGGGAGATTACTAAGAACCCTGCTATTCGTGTTCTCTACATCTCTAGTACAGCTAACCTTGCTGAGAAACAATTAGGTTTTATTAAAGACATCCTTACCTCTTCAATCTATAAGGATTACTGGCCTGATATGGTCAATGAAGAAGAAGGTAAGAGAGCTAAATGGACTACATCAGAAATCTCTGTAGATCATCCACTCCGTAAAGATGAAGCTATTCGAGACCCTACTATCTTTACAGCAGGTTTGACTACTGGTATTACTGGTATGCACTGTGACATTGCTGTTCTAGATGACGTAGTAGTAAAAGAAAATGCGTATACCGAAGAAGGTAGAGCAAAAGTTCGTAGCCAATATTCTCTCCTTGCATCTATCGAAAGTTCTGAGGCAGAAGAATGGATTGTAGGTACTCGTTACCATCCTAAAGACCTGTATAACGATCTCCTACAAATGTCTGTATCTACATATGATGAGAACGATGAAGAGATTGGTGTTGAAGCACTTTATGAAGTCTTCGAACGTCAGGTAGAAGATAGAGGTGATGGTTCTGGTAACTTCCTCTGGCCTGTACAAACCCGATATGACGGTAAGAAATTTGGGTTTGATGCTAGAATCTTAGCTAAGAAGAAAGAGAAGTACCTAGACAAGACTCAGTTCCGTGCTCAGTACTATAATGATCCTAATGATTCTGAAACTAGTACGATTAAGAAAGAGTACTTCCAGTACTATAATAAAGGTCGTATGACAAGGAATGAAGGAAAATGGTACTACGATGGTAAGAAGCTTAATGTCTTCGCTGCTGTTGACTTTGCTTTCAGTCTAAAGAAAAAGGCTGACTATACTGCTATTGTTGTAATCGGTGTAGACTCTTCGTCTAATTACTTCATCCTTGATATCGAGAGATTTAGAACAGATCAGATTTCTGGTTACTATGAGAAAATCTTCCAACTCCATAATAAGTGGGGTTTCAGAAAGATCAGAGCAGAAGTAACCGTAGCTCAGCAGATCATTGTATCAGATTTGAAGAATAACTATATCCAACCTAATGGGTTGGCACTTGCAGTAGACGAATATCGACCTTCTAGAGCAGAGGGTACGAAGGAAGAGAGAATTAAAGCATGTCTTCAGCCTCGTTATGCCAACAGACAAATCTGGCACTTTCAAGGTGGTCACTGCCAAACACTAGAAGAAGAACTCCTTCTTTCTAATCCTCCGCATGATGACATTAAAGATGCTCTGACATCTGCTATTGAATGTGCAGTCATCCCATCGTCTATTGAGAGAGCTTATAATCCTCTCCGTAGTCAGCAACTATACCATCCACGATTTGGCGGGATTAGCTAAAACCGTGCTTAGACAAAAAGGCATAATTTATGGTAGGTAAGGTCCTCAATATTCTCAACCACATGTCTGAGGATAGACTAGGTTGTTACATTGCTGATCGGTTTATTCAGTGGGATAACAACAGGAGTGTACAGAGAGCTAACTGGCGTGAACTAAGAAACTACGTCTACGCTACTAGCACTCAATATACTAGTAATCAACAGCTCCCATGGAAGAATAAAACCACACTTCCTAAACTTTGTCAGATTAGAGATAATCTACATGCCAACTACATGGCTAG